ATCTATATCATTCCATTTAAATAACTCAAATCCATTAGTTCCACCATAAAGCGATCCATCATAGACTATTAGAGTACATATTTCATAACAATATGCACTATATGCTTCACTTGCTTTTACTATTAATTCACTGCCACCATCCCATTCTAAGAGGGCGCGAAGCTCATCTGTACCCATATAAAGCATATTATTATAAACAGCAAAAGACAAAATACCGCCCTCTGTGGTCTCAGCTATTCTGGACCATATATTTACTCTAGATCTGTTTATAATTTCTGAATACTGCACTTTAACCTCATTAATGGTATCAATCCAACTTCTCCTATTAAAACTCGGTTCATCTAACATAACACTCTCATCAATACTAACCAAATTACTATCCACATAATCATCCCGGATTAATTTAGGATGAAACTGTGAATCAGCACCATATCGAATTATACCATCAATGTGCGAATTAATACTTTCAATATAACTTAATACGGATTGTTGCCGATCAAACAAAACAGATATACCCCTGGATTCGGTATAAAGAGTATCGGCAGTATCACTCCAATCAGATGAATCCAACCAACTTGAATTGTATCATTAACATTAAATACATTAGATGGTATTTTCTTGACTATGAACTTAAAAGTAGGCGTGCGATTATATTCACCAATATAACAATCATCAAAAAAAGCCCAACACATATTCCTTAACGGACTATTCAAAGTTGCATCTGGTATAATTTCACCAACCTTTGAATTTGCAACTTGATCATTTGTTCCAAAATAAAAAGTCAGAGAGCCAACCCCATCAAGAATTATTGTCTCTTGGCCCCCGGAAGCAGGACAATCAAGTGCCCCCTTCCACACAACATCCTCATTTTTATAAACAGCATACAAAGTATTTATTTGTCCGGCACATATTCCAACAGCCCAAGACATATAGTACTTATATCCTTTTATTTGCGGAGGGGGAGAAGATCCACCTCCACCACCTTTTCCCCCACCTCCAGCACTTTCAGAATATACGGGTTCGTTTCTTTCTTTTCCAAACAATAATAAATGGCCTGTAATTTTAGCAGTTCCGGCAAGATCAGGAATTGGATTTCCGATAGTACTTTTCATTACATTATCATCAGGATTAGGTATTCCTGGAGCCGGCATATCAGGAATCATTGGATCAACCATCATACCAATACCAAATCCAATAGAAGCCCCATAAAAAGCACCGGTAGGACCACCTATGAAAAACCCGACAACTCCACCAACAACTCCACCTATTAATGATCCAACACTCATTCTAATATCCTATAACAAAATTTCATTTGCTTTCTGTATTTCTGATCTTTAAAATTGATCTTTTTAACCCCTATATCAGTTAATGCTTGATAAACATATCCATCAAAATAAATCCCAGCGTGACTTGAAGCTTTCCCATAATGACTTAAAATTATGTCACCATTCATTAAATTAATTAAACTAATCTTTTCAACATTTAATCTTTCAATTATCCCTTCTGATAAAAGTTCACGAGTATTATGTAAATGCCAATCTTTTGGATAATCAGGTACTGTTTTTAAATCAAATCTAAATAACCCCAATTCTTGAAAAACACTACCAACAAAATGAATACAATCACACCCTAAACCCTTTACGCAAGTTTTATGCTTAAAAGGAGTATCTAACCAAGAATCAAGAATAATTTTTAATTCCTTCTGTTTTTCAGTATCTTCAAAGTAATACATAATATCCTTCTCTTTTACCAATTCACTCTTGTTGCCGGATTTTCCACCGGTATAAATGGAAATCCTAAAAAATTATCTATATTATCATATTTATCTCTACACGTTTCTACTCTCCCATCACAACCAGGATAAGCATCCACAGAATCATTATCTTCAAGTTCTACAAATTTATACATAATAGTTATTTCTTCCCCACTATGTTCTACAATTGCCCTTGACTCAACCCCAAAAACAACTTCACCCCCAATAAAATACCCATCATCCTTTAATCCAAAATTAGTACCGGTTAAAACAAGTTTATTGGCATCTAAAGTAACATTTTCAGTAGTTTTATAACTTGCTTTTGTTAGAGCACATTTAGTATCAAATACTTGATGATTACAAGTTAACTGATACCTCCAAGTAGGAATAGTCTTTTTCAAGAAATGCTCAAAACCAACGCAATTTACATTTGCTTGTATTCCTTTAAATGAAACATCTTTTATTTGCCCAACAAATATCACATCAGCTTCTAAAGGACTTTGTTCTCTATGCAATTTCATAATAGAAATCCAAAAAATCTCAACTGGATTAACCGATATAAAATCAATTGTTAAATCGGATAAAGCTGCTACTTTAATTTGCATTGTAGTAACATCTAATTGACTATTATATTTAGTACGAGATCTTTCTAATACAGCAGGAGAATATACCTCGCTATCATAAGTAACAGAAACATCCCCACTGGTATACCTCCAATGCTCTCCTCCATCCCGCCAAATGTGATAAAGTTCAACTGGTTTCCGTTCTGTTGATTCTTCTTTTGCTATATAATCGGTGGTAACATCTTTCATATCTATTCCTTTTAACTCGTTGTAGTAGTAGATGAACTTGATGTAGTAGATGAACTTGATGTAGTAGATGAACTTGATGTAGTGGTAGTAGTGGTAGTGGTAATAACAGGAGTTTCTTTGAAAACTGTTTGAAAATTTAAAGTTAAATCAACCACATTAGCACTTATGTATTTAACTTCTAATTCATCTTGAGAAAATCGGCTCATCATTAAAAAAGAAACTTTTAACTGATTTAATTGGACATCAGTACAAGCTTTTCCAATATCAGATTGTAAAGTAATAGTATTATCAGTTGCACTAATTATTTTACCACAAACAAAAGAATCATCCGGCCATATAAAAATGGCATATCTATGAACATCTAACCAATAATCACTAAGATCAATATCAGTAACATCTAATACTCTATCTGTAGATAAAAAAGAAGAGGTTACTTTAATATCAATTTCCCAATTTGGCTTCCAAAAAACGCCCAACATTCCTTTATGATAATCAAAAAAATCAATAACTTTTTGAATATTTTCTTTTGTACTAATTAAATAATTAGCTTTATATTTAAATTCAGTTTCTTCTTGATGGGTAAAAGAAGTGGAAAGCCCTAAAAACTGTAATAAAGAATAATCACGTAATAAATCAAACTCAACCATCTTATCCCAGTTAGGAAAAATATCAAAAACTGGATAAATATTATAATAATCAAAGGCGCTTAAATCAGCAGAATAACGGGTTATAACATCATATTCTTCTTTAATTTGAACTCTTAATGAAGTAACTGTTGCTGTAGTTGCTTTTACTCTTTGTTGTACTTCCAGTCTTCCTTTTAAAATTGGATAAACAAAAACATTCTCCAACCATAAAGATGTTAAATTATTAACTAAAGTAATCTGAGTATCAGTAAAACTATCAATTACTCCAATTTCATAAGAATCCTTGGATGAAAAAATAATACACTCAGCCCCTATTTCAAAATTACGATATTTAGTGGAATCAACTTGAAGTATTTTTTGGGCGGCTTTAGCATCAGCAGATAAACCAGTTCCATCTTGCCAAAAAGGAACCCCCCAAATACTATGTAAATTTTTATAAATAACTCCTTTTAAATACATACTATCAACATAAGAAGAAGCATCCGCTTCATAAGCAAGAGTACGCCTAGGCCAAGTATATAAGGCGGAACGCTTTTCTGTTTTATCCAAGGATGTTTGAATAGTAGTAAACCATTTCTTTTTAAAAGATATTCCTTTTTGCCAATCTGGTGGAATTAAAAAATAAGCAGCCACAGTAGTCATTTATTTAATACTCCTAAATATTCTCCTGGTATCTTCCGGTCTTGAACTTAATACATTTAAAACTCCATTTTGGCCTTCTGGAGTGGATAAGACATTAATCATTTCTCTTGGATCAACCACATTAATATTATTTATAACTATTTCTTTATCTTCTTGTTCTAATCGTTGATCTTGTGCCTTGGAAACTAAACCTCCTTGGGCAAAAGAAGAATGACCAGATCTAACGTAACCACCTTGAGAATATCCACTGGCAAACGCCATTCTGGGTAAAGATTTTGTTCTAATTGCCTCCATAAAACTTTTACCATAGTATTTTACGGAATCAACCGGATGTATAAATTCTCCGGCAGTAGCTCTTATTGGAATATTATCAGCTGTGGTAGTTGGTGAATTTCCTTTTATAACCCCACCTTTTGCAAATCCTTGACTGGCTATTGCTGCAATTTGTATAGCTCCTTGAGCTCCTATTATTATTGAATTAGCAATTGCCTCCCACCCATATGGAGGGGAGCCTAAAGCTCCTACAATACCTTCATGCATTTTCATTGTTGCTTGTGCTATAGATGCGGCTTTGGCTAAGTAAAAGAACTCTTTAGTTTTCTTCCCACTCATTTCATATAGTTGATCAAAAGCTTGAGCTGCCCCTTCTGCTAAAATTTGCATCATTTGTATTCGAGACTTAAAAGTTCTTGCTTGGTGATCCACTTCTAATTGATCTTTTTCTTGTTGCTGAACAACTTCTTGATCTTTAATTCTTTTCTTTTGATCTTGTACTTTTTGTGCTATCTCTACTTCGGAAACGCCCATTCTTTCCATTTCCGCTAAAACAGCTGCTTGGAACTCCCTTATTATTTCAAGTTCTTTATTTTGCCGTTCTTGTAAACTAGCTATTTCATCTGCAAACTGGGCATCTAATTCAGTTTCCCCATCAACTGCAATTCGAGCTTTTTGATCGGTAAAAGCTTGTTCAGCTTGGAGTCTTAATTCATTTATTTTTTTCTCAGCCCTTAATCTTAAATCATTAGCCTTTTTTTCTTCTCTTAATCTCTTTTTGGTTGCCCTTTCTAAATCTCTATTCTTTTTTTCTTCTAATCTAGTTTCTTTTTGTATCCGATCATTAGTAAGTGCTAAAAGTGCTGTTTCAAGTTCTTTCTTTTTTGAAAAAATCTGAGCTTTTAATTCTTCCTGTTTACTTAAATCTTCCTCATCCTCTAAACGATGACTTAATATTCCTAGTTCTGCCTCAATTCCTTTTTTAATTATTTCAGCCCGTTTCTCATAATAAGCGCCTAAAGTAATCAGACCTTGTTCATATTCACCTTTAATTTGCTCACTTTCTTGTTTTAAAATTGCCCTAAGTTTAATAAAACCAGATTTTAATCTTGAAGAAACAGAGGCTATTTCTTTTCCTGGTTCTTTTTTAGTTTTTCCTGTCCCTTTACCAATTGGTCCTCCAGCTTTCTGTTGCTCTTTTAAATCATCGTACATTTCCTGGGTTATTTCTTTAACCACAGTACCCGCTTCTTTTATTCTATCAATTTGATCAGTACCAAAAAGTTTATTTGCTTCTTTATTATAATCTTTTAAAGCTTCCCAAGCAATTCGATAATTACCAGTTAAAGCGGCGCCAGCAGCAATTGCCAATGAAGTATAAGTTCTTAAAACTCCTATTGATTTTTCAAGTATCCATGATATTGCTTTAAAAGTATCTACTACTGTCTGCCCCCATCCTGATAAACTACCATC